AAGTGAAATGAGAACTATTCAGTTAGATGATACTTATTATTACGGAAAACAGTACAATGTTGCAATTAAACATGTTTCTAAAGATAAGATTCTTTGTATTATTGTAGGCGATGTGTCACCGGATACCGATTTCAAACTCGCATTCATTAACGCTTTAATTTCATTCAATTCTTATTCAGCAGGAGTTCATGCTCCAAATGATCTTGATTCGTCGTATACAAAACGTCATGAATGTGTAGGTGAACAACTCTATCGAGTCGATAATACAGATTGTACATTTTGGTGTATTCATCCAAAGATTGTTAAGGTTATGCGCGATATTGATTACACAATCTCGAACTTAGGTTGGGGTATTGATTGTATTACAATCCATCAATCTGAAACTCAAGGATTACAAACACTCCGCGACTATGATGTAGATGTTAGACAGATTCAAAGTAGTACAGGGTATTCAGGAGACATTGCAATGGTTCAATTAAATGCGTTGAAACAAAAATATTTTGAATGTTTGCCCGAACTCGCTAAAAGGGTTTAGATGACCGCCGATGGTAAGAGTATACCACCGCGTTAAAGATGTCGTCCTCTTCTTCTGTTTCTAAATCAAACAAGATGCCTGCTGCTAAAAAGGATATTGCCCCCAAGACCGTCGCTGCCCCTGTTGCTACCCCTGTTGCTGCTCCTGCTCCAAAGGCAAAGGAGTCCAAGGTTGCCAAGGAACCAAAGGAACCTAAGGAACCCAAGACCAAGACTGCAAAGGCAGTTGTTCCATCAAAGGCGGAAGTTGTTGTGCCAACAGTTGCTGAACCCTCAGTTGTTCCAACTGCAACATCCTCTGAGACATCAGATGTTCAACTCGCAGCACTTGCTGAGAAACTCAAGGCGCTCAGCACAGAGTTAAGCACCAAGGTCCGTGATGCAGTCAAGGCAGTCCAAGAGGCAGCAAAGACCGCTAAACGTGAGGCGCGAGACTCCAAGAAGAAGAAGCGCAAGGATCCAGCCACCATGACTGTCGAGGAGAAGGCAGCATGGGAGGCAAGACGTGCTAACAATGCATTCTTGGTCCAGCGACCATTGACTGATGAGTTATGCCACTTCATGGGTCTCAAGTCAGGCGACACCCGATCCCAGACTCAGGTCACCAAGTTCATCAGCGAGTATGTCAAGACTCACTCATGCTTTGACCCATCTTTCAAGAGACGCATTCTTCCAAATGCAGCACTCGCCAAACTCCTCCGTGTTGGTGACAAGGATGAGGTTACTTACTTGAACCTCCAGTCCTTCCTCAAGGTCCACTTCATCAAGACCCCAAAGGCTTAAATTATAACTTACTAAAATATTGCAAATCAATTTGGAAATCCAAAATGATTTACACTTTTGAATCAATGTAATTACATGCCCCATTTGTGGAACGAACTCTTCGATGAAATCTATTGCCTTAACCTCACATCTCGTCCTGATAGAATGGACGGAATGAACAGGAAATTCAAGTTTTTTGATTTGAATGTTCAACGAGTTGACGCTATTCCAGGAAAGATTGTAAGTGGATATTGGAATATGATCAATCAAATACATGATTATCATACTAATGCAAATAACCTTGCATGTTCAATTAGTCATACATCCATTTGGAATCGTGCATTAGCGTCTGGACATAAGAAAGTTTTGATCCTTGAAGATGATATTAGAATTCATCGCAACTCTGAAAAGATGACTCGGGATTTCTTATCTGAAATTCCAAATGATTGGGATTTGTTATATTTTGGATATATTCCATTAGTAGCAAATGATCATCGTAAATATGATACTTCTCATGATTTGAATGTATGGAGTTATAGAATTGTAGATGAAGTTCGTATCGGTCCTCATTCAGCAAGGGCAGATCGTTTTTGGAATTGCTCTGGATATGCAATGAGTGAGCGTTTAATGAAACATATGATAGAGGTCTATGCAAAATCATATCCAAAAGAACATGATCGTTATCTAGTTGAAAATATCCAAACATCTCCTGAATGGAAATGTTATGGAGCTGCTCCACAGATTGTTACGGGTGAGGATAGTCATTCAGACCTCATTGGAGGAATGTCAGATCATCATCATGAAAAATCAATTGATGTGCGATTTGCAAATTATTATGATTATGTCTAAACAGAGGATGTTATCAATTCATGTGGCATTTCTAAATAAAGAATCGTGCTAAAAAACGGTGATAATCGTCCATCTAAAACTAATGCACGTTGTTTTGTGTTATCTTTCAATGTCTTGGTTAATCGAATTAAAATCTGATTAGTATCTGCAATAGGTTTGACCTTAATTTTACATGTTTTATTATGCCATCCGCAAAGGGTTGACTTTTTACATGTATCTTTTTCCATCTGTCCACATGGTGTGCGAATTTTGTTCACAAACTGAACTGGTTCATTCACTGTTTCCCAGTACGCTTGAGTATTGAACCATTTTTTAATATCCTTATACAAAGTTGCTTTTGGATTCGCAATCGATTTACGTAAATCTTCAAATTCATCCGTTTGAATATCCTTTGATAGTGAAAACAATAAGAATTCAAAGATTTCTGAAGAATAGGAAATTTCACTTGCAAGTTTCAGATCAGATGCATTAGGTTGTCCAGATACGAGTTCTTCTTCTGAATGATCATTTCGTATAGTGGATAGTACCTCTTTTGCATCCTCAGACTTTCCAGAAGGTTCAGATCTAAACATTGCACGGAATCCAGACTCAAGTAGAAACTCAGAACTGTTTCCATCTACAGACTGTAATTCTTCTGTAACTTTAAATCCTGAATGGATAGTTGATTTCAAAAATTCTGAGAGTCTTTTACGAGTTGGTAATTCTTCATCCTTAATATCTGCATATCCTGATCGAACTGTTAATCCTGCTGGATAATTTACACTCATTGGTTCAATAGGTAATACAACTTCTTGTGGAACAAAGACTGCTTGAACTCTTTTGAATGGATCTAAAATGACTTGATACTGTGAAATGTTTTTTGAACGTACTTCTGAGATTGCATTCTCAAAGGTAGGTTTTTCACTAGAACACGCTTTAGTATGAAGTTCTTGAAGAGTCTTTTTAGTTTCATCTGCAAACTTATTGACATCCACTACGTAATCAAATTTAGATCCAACTTTTCCAGTTCGTCTTTTTACGTTTCCAAGTACATCTGTATCCAACAAAACAATCGTTCGTGAAGTTGCCCTTGTTTTATCTGACCAGAATCCACATGTCATTGTATTGGTTTCGGTATTGATTCGCATTACACGACAATCTAGAATCCTTGTGATATATTCAATTTCTTCAATCGGTTTAAGTTTCTTTTCAACATATGCTCGATTAATTCCATCTGTAATTCGATCTGTCTCTTTATCTCCTTCACCTAAGTCTTTCCATGTTCGAAAGAATGAACATTGAGCAATTTTTTCAGGCGCTTGTTCAGGTGTTGGAATGTTTCGAGTATCATTTAATAAAACTGGAAGAGTTTCACGAGGCAAACCAATACCAATTCGAAACATATCAGACGCAGATCCTTCAATTCGATTTCCAGGAACATTCTTTGCGTAATCAGTCTTGATATTAAGTCTATTTGAAAGTTCATCTGATATATATCCAATTCTTAAACCTGGAATAACTCCAGAAGTCAATACGTAATAATCATCTATCTTTGTTTTTGGAATAATAACTTCACTTCTAGATTCTGGTTTCTTGTAGCAACAAGGAACTCTCTTTTTATTGGTTGTCTTTGCAGAAGGTTCTTTCCATCCAGGAAATTTAGACGCCTGTTCACGTTTGATCACAGTAAATTCACGTACATCTTCCTTTTCAGTAATACGGACTTTTCCATCACAGACTGGACAATGTTGTCCATCTTCTTTTATTACAAGTTGTGCTTCACTTAAAGGAACTTCATCACGAATACACCAATATTGCGGACAGACTGCTATTCCTCCGTCTAATGTCAACTTTTCTCCAGGAGTAGCGTTAGAATAGTTATACTCACTTGAAATTCGTTCTTGGTCTTCATCAGTCAGTACTACGACTTGTTTTAGTTTTTCGCATTTCTTTGGATAGTCTGAATCGAACATTTCAGGATCAAATCCATGAACACGGTTATTGAAATAACTATGTGTTCCTGCAGGTCCTCCAGTCTTTACTTTAACTTTTGTAGGTTGAGGTGTAGTAGATTGAGGTGGAGTAGGTTGTTGTGTTTGTGTTAATTCTTCAAGTTGCTGCATAAGAAATTCATCTAAGTTAAATTCTTCTTCGATTGCAAGTGTAGTTGGAGCAATACCTGCAGTTGCTTCAATCGTTTCCATCTCACGAGGACAGACTTCATCCACTTCTGCTTTATTGGATGTCAAAACATACCGAAGTAAACTTGCATATTCAATCACTCGATTCAAATTTGAAACAAACTTTACAATCACTTCTTTAGATGAGAAACTCACAACAGGATATCCACTGATTGCTTTTTCAAAATTAAAATACTCATCATTTTCAAGTTCTTGAACACGTTGTGTAAGAGCAACTGCTTCATCGAGAGTGATATTTAGTGCAGTTTGTAAATCAACTTCTCCTTCTTGCAAGAGTGTATACGCTCGTAGCAATTGTGCAGAAATATCAAATTCACGATCCGAACGAAGTAGACGAAATGCATCATCTTGAAAACTAAATACATCTCTTAGACATTTGAGACGACGAAGATCAAATTCAGAAATCTCTTTTGCAAAGGATGCAATCACTGATAAATCATTCAATTCCCAACGAGATAATTCAAGATCCGAAGGCACAATAAATGGTACAACTGCATCCATGGATTGAATCCACTTCATCGCAGAGTCCATCAACTGTTCCTTCGTCTCTTTAGAATCTTTTCCTCTCCAAACAGAGATTGTTACACTTTTATTCGTAATGGCAATACGATCAAACGATCCTCTATCTTTGCCACGATAGAGCAACAAAGTAGGAAGTCTTCGTTGAGGTTGAGTATTGGACATCCACGCTTTCCACAGTGGAAGATCTATATATGGTTTCTTAGTTTTGGGATCCTCTACATAAAATTTGTGACGCATCGTTTCAGACTTTGAAGTGAAGTAAGTAATCACTGGAGTTGTAGGAGAGACTGTGAGACCATAAAAGATCTGTTCAAACCTAGTTCGTGGTGCAGTAAACTTGGTTGAAATTAATGGAATATACCACTTTGCACGCAAGATAGATACGTGACTAGGTTCAGGTGATTTAAGTTTTAGAAGTTTACTAAGTTGATCATCAGACGCCTTAATTGAAGAACGAAGACTTTCAATTGTATTCGGTGTTGTAGATTGAAAGAATGGAAAGTAAATTTGCTTGACTTGATCCGATGTATCAGATGATAATTCATCTGCTTTGATTTCATATCTTTCTTCAGGATGGATTGTTTCAAATAAGGATTGACGATTTGGAAGAGGGCGAAACGCTTCTGGAATAAATACATCTTTTGGAGGAGTTGGTAGTATGATTGATTTGTCTTCAGGAACTCCAAGAATTCTCCATTCCTTGAAAGAACTAGATGGATTAAAAAGAGGAGAAATAGAAGGTTCAATCGATTCCCATTGTTCACGTGTGATTCTTTGCGCTATCACACCTGTTCCTGAACGAGTTTGAGTAACATATACGTCTAACGATTCTTTAGTAATAACATCTTTTCCATACGAGAGACGAAAAAAGAGTTCCATCCATCGTTTTGGATTTGAAGAGTAATAAGTTGCAGGTAGTTCAACTTGTACTTGAATAAACAGTCTATCTGGATGTGTTCCCTTTAAAAGAGCTACACGTTGTCGAATAAGTTCAATTGTGTCATCTGGAAAGAAAGACAGAATTGTAGATGTACCTTCAAGGGGTAACTCCTCCATTATAGTGTGGAGCGGTTCTTTTTATCGTCAATCGGGTGCGTCTTCCGATATAATTCCATCTTCTTTATGTTGATTTGTTCACGGTTTTTTTCACGATATTCTTTGCGTTTTTGTTTATATTCTGGATCATTTTTTCGTTTCTCACGCTTTTCAGCACATAACCTTTCTTTATTTTGTTGATAATATTCCTTTCGCTGTTTCTGAATCGCTTCTTTATTTTTATTAATGTACTCTTTATTTTTTGTATTTAAAGTCTCTTTGTTTTTTTCATAGTATTCTTTATGTACTTCTACAACACGATCTTTATGTGTTTCAGAATACTTTCTATTTCTTTCTAGAATAGTATCCTTATTTATTTGATAGTATTCTGCAGTTCGTCTTTGCTTTTCTTCATCAGAAGCAAAAGCAGGTAATGTATTCAAACAAAGTGGATCGTTTCTCGAAGAATTAATGTATTCATTTTCTTTCATCCGTATTTGAGTTCTGTTCTCACATGAGAACTCTTCAACCATTTCTATATGCACGGCATCCCATCCAATGGAGCGTATATGAGTATATAATCTAGAAGTCATCGTCTTGGAAGAATCTTTATGACCCCAAAGACGAGACCTTAAGTTTGCAATTGTTGAACCATAGTAGTAATGTCCATCATTACATACGAGTTTGTATATTTTTGAACATTCGTATCCCATTTGTTTATATTGTCCGAAAATACTTAAATGATTATATCGGACTATCCGAAATAATCATGCCACAATAGGGCGTAGGTTTTTGTGAATAGTTGACTGAAGAATAGATTCCGATCTTTACAGAGTCATGAAGAAGGCGTCTAAAGTTAGTCCAGAATTCTTGAGTATGTCCAATAGTTTCAGTCATTAAATGTGCCATTTCATGCAACATGACGAACATGACAGTATTTGAGTCAATCAAAGGATAGGAAGGAGGTTTTGTCTTATCACGTAAACACACGACAATCTTCTGACCTTTGTTTTCAGAATACGATGTATCTGAAGAGGACATATCATTTTCAACAAATGAATCAGGTTTGAATCGTGCTAAAAAACGTGCAACTGGTGGATCAGCAGATAATCCTTTATCATTGGCGTAATGGTCACGTAGTTGTGTGAGTTTAGCACAAATCTCTGCCATTCTTCGTACTGCTTCCTCTTTGTTTGGAAGGTTTTGAATTTCATACGTCTTTCCATCGGGTCCAGTCATTGGAGTCGTATTTCTAGGTCCTGCAAAGTAAGTTAATGCAACTGCAGTTGTTAGTGCAAGAGCAGCTGTAGGCAACATTATCTACTTATGAGAGTTTAAGCGGAAAGTCCCTCAAGGGAGCGAGAAGACTTGAATGGATCTGGGTCGATGGTTGTTTGTAAGAATGGACCAACCTTGCTCTGTGGGTTTGGGACCTCAGAACGGATATCATATGTTGGGTTTCTATTGGTTTGAGCAATGCCAATTACATTGATATTTGAGTGGTATCCAGATTGGAGAAAGTTCTGTCCCTTCAAGTCCTCACCGCTTGCAGGGTTGACGGCAGCCCATGAAGCGCCCATGGATCCCTTAGGGAGGAGTTCAGAAGAATCCAAAGTTGTCTCTTGGTAAGTTTGCTGAGAAGCAGGGGTGCGTCCTTGAAGTCCTTCAGCAGATGCTGCGTTGCCTCCTAGACTATGAGGAAGACCCATAGAAGGACCTGAGTTAGACATAGGTGCAGTGGGACCTGTGCCACCGAGTTCCTCTGCACGATCTAACAAAGTTCCCTTTCCACTAC